CTATATCATCTATCGTAACACTAAGTAGCTCAAGAGTCTCGTTAACTATCTGACGAATACGCTTAGGATGTAGAGTCGACTCAACTATCTGGAGTACATCATCAATAACTTTGACGATTGGCTTATCTAGAAGAATAACGCCAGAACCATTTTCGAGTAGAAACCCATCAACGACACTTGACTCGAGAAGGTAATGATCGGCCATCTTATTAGCTCAGTTTTATCAGTTCAAGGAATGACCCTTGCATCGCACGACAGACCAGCGATGACAGCTCTGCTTGTAGTTTAATCTCTAGGGTACCCGTGACAGAGACAACGAAGAAGCCTTCAATAATCATAAGGTGATCTGAATTTTGGGTCTGCACAGTTACATTAACTGCACCAATGAGTGTATTCTTCGTGATAGACGAGTGTGAGCCGTAAATATTTCCCGCCGCGACGTTCCCTTCGTTCATCACACCACCTGTAGTAGCCGTAGCGAGAGTATCAACCCATTTGTTCACTACAGCGAATTGCGTAAGCGTGCCTGTGTGATTGACTGCCACGCCAATACCGGTAGTAGTAGCAGTCGTCTGAAAGACAAGCTGACATCTGAAATAGTAGCGACCCACACCAACAGCAGTAATGCTCATTACCGTAGTCAACGATGTTCCCGTGATGTCGGACGAATTGGCCGCTAGAACAAGATGCGTTATATACGCTCCTGCCGCTACGGTTGTACTAGCAGCACACTTGATAAGAAAGTCAACAATCTGCTGGAGAGTAAGCTTCTTCGACGTGCCCGCCTCGTTGATGGCGAATTCGTTTGCAGCAGCCGCAACCGTAGCGGCAGTTAGTGCACTAATCTTTGTGTCGGCCATTAACGTTCTCTAGTCCGTAGAAAGTATTCACGACTAATACGAACAGCTGCGTGACTCTTCTTTACAGAGGACTGTTCCGCCCCCCATGTCAACCCGCCGACGGCGGAGTTCATATTCGCGTATTCGTAGGCTATCCAGGCGGCGGAGCGGGCGACGGAGGAGATGCGGACCTCGTCCATGAGGCCGTCGAAATACCAGCCGCTATTGTCCTCCCCAAGGTAAAGGGTTTTGTTCGCGCCGACCATCGCGTGCGTCGCATCTTGGGTGGAATCCGGCGCACCCTCGAAAAATGTATTGACCTTGAGCGTTGATGCCTTGTATGTAAAGGCGATATGCCGCCAGCCGCTGCCGATGGCCGAGGCGCAAAAGAAGTCTTGATTACCGCCCGCCCAGTTCAGGTTCAAGTAGGCCTTATTCGAGGATTTATGCATTCGGAATATATAGCCGGACACACTGCCCGTAAATCTCGACACCACGGCCGGATACGTCTGTTGGAGTCCATCGTAATTTAGCCATGCCTCTACCGTAAGCTCATCGGCCCCGCTCAGGCTCGCGTCCGCGCCGCAGACGATTCTCCCCTTATCGGCATTCCCGCCGAAGTCCTGCCCCTTCCCGATTTTACCCGCGACCTCTGCGGGCTTGTTCGCCGCGTCTTTCGCCCCGTCGTTGCTGTTCGCCGTCGAGTCCAGGATGGTCGAGGTCGTCGCGTCCTTCATGTGATAGACGGCCTTGAAGTTCGTGTCCCAGACGGCCTCGGGGTCTGCGCCGTCAGGGGCCGAAAGATTCCCATAATAACACCACACGTACGTCCCCGCCATCGCCACGTTTGTCTTGACCCAGAAGATGCCTGTCGCCTCACCGCCAGCGACAGCGAATGATTCCCGCTCGTACTTGAGAAGGGGCACGCCATCCACCGACGTGAACCGGATGTCGAATCCGTCCGCCCGGCAAGCCCTCCCGATGTCGGCGTCGGCGATGATGGGAACCTTTTCCGGGAAGTCCACGAGGTTCGCCGTGGGAATCGGAAGGTCGATACGTTTTCGGCCTGTCCAAGCGGCCCAGATTCCAAAGTCCGGCATCGTATCCCCCTCCTACATAATCCTTACGTTCAATTTGTAGTTCCCGATAACGACCTTGCCCCTATAAACGATGAAAAAGAGGCAGAAGGCAACGCCCACATACCAAAGCCCGACGATGTTCAGAAAATGAATGAGGAAATAAATAAGCGCAACCTCTGGGACAACGACGAGGACCGCCCGAATGTCAGTCTTCATAAACCACACCATCAGCTTATTGCCCTCCACAATCTTCCCCCCAGACCGTTTGAGGGCGTCTCTCGTAAGCCATGCGTCGGCTATGCAGACGAATATCAGAAACCCGGCGAAAACCATAGCGATCTCGTTGCTCATCAGGAGAGACTCCCTTAGTCATTAGACTCCATTGAACTGGTGGTTGACAATAACCTTGAGTGTATCTGACGAGGTCTTCGTGAACAGGGCCCCGAACAGGAACCGGGTAAGCGCTTGAGTTCCTGCACCAGCAAGAACTAGAACGATTGCACCTTCAGCGATGTTTACGATGTTCCCTTCAGTCGATAAGTATTCGTAGGTCCAGGTAGCAATATCTGTACCTGATCCAGTGTTGTCCGTGTCAGCATCAGCGGTCTTAGGATAGGTGGACTTAATAGTGTGGCGACCAGCAGTACCCTCAGTTTGAACATCCGTATGTGTCTTTAACGGAGAAGTCGCACTAGTGCCGAGATGCATCCCACCGGAGCCGTTGATAAAGTTATAGGTAGGAGTTTCACCCATTGCCTTCTGTGCGTAGTAGAGGTCGCCCGAGTTCGTGACAATGTTAACGCCGTGGATCTTGGTAGTCTGACCTGTGTAGATATTTCGCTTGATAGCGATAATACGACCGATGATCCCGATATCGTCGTTGGACTTCTTGAGGGCTCTAAGTCGAGCTTCAGGAAAGAAAATCTCAACGTTGTGGTTCATAAGTAATCTTCTCATTGGGGTTTCTCCCTACTAGTCTAAGAAGTGGGTGATACCACTTCTTGGGAACAGCAATAATTCTACGTACCTTGATCATACCGTACTTGTTAGGTGTAACGGTACGAAGAATCGCGATCGCTAACTCTTTTGATCTTACCGGTTCATTGGGCATGGTACTCCTTTACACGTAGTGACATACGAGAGAAGCGTTAACAGAAGCTGTGTACCCGGTCACAGTTTCAGGGTTAGCGACCGAAAGCAGTTTAATTACCTCTGGACAGGGATCGAACGTAACGGTCTTCTGAAGTGCTGTAGTTCCAATCATAGTGAATGTAGTGGTGAAGTAGGCAGTAGTATCCCACATATCTCGAATACTGTCCCAGGAAGCGAAGATGAACGTAAGGGCTGCTGTACAACTAGCATGGGTACCTTTGGTATAGATGGTGATAGCAGCAGACCAAACACCTTTAAGAGAGACAAACTGAGAGACGAAGTGTGTAGGACTAACGTAGATACCATTAATAGGAACTACGTAGTCTGTAGCAATGAAGTTAAAGCGCTTCATGCTAGATGCCTTTACGCTAACAGCTGATGAATTCTGTAGTTCGTCCGAACACGAAGAACACAGTCACCACCAGCATTCCCTGCGAATTCAGCGGCACCGTTATTGAAGAGGACGAGTGTCAGGTTCTCGAGGGTCGCAGTCGCACCGATAGCGTCGATCTTCGGGAGACAGTTCGTGTACGTATCAGCGGCCTGATACAAGAAACCAGTACACTCAACTGTCTGAGAGGCGACGACCCCCGTAGTAGTTCCGTACCGAACCTCTAGGTTACAGGCCGAGGGCTCTGAGAGCACGTTAGTTGCATAGTCGAGCATGAGTCGTGCGGTAAGGAACTCGAGGAAGTACCCAGTACCAGGTGCTGCCACTAGAATCTGCGGGGTAGCACGAAGGGTCTTGATCAACGTAGACGTAATTGCAACATCTGCGAAGCCTTCCTGGATATAGAACAGCGCCCCGTCTGCTGCACGAGCGGAATCCAGGGCAAGAAGTGCGGATGCGGACTTGCCTCCACGGATGTGGCGAACGGCTCTTACTGTTACACCGTCACCATCATGTCTTTCACCGAATCTGTCCATATTTCACTCCTATTGTGAGGGAGGTTTGTATAGGGCGGTTAGTTACCTCCCGCCCTAGTGGTTTAGATGCCTTGAGATCCGTACACGCCGGGCCAATGAGTAAACCCGTACGAGCAACGGAATCTCGTCACGAACCTGGCGTTGCCCGTATTCGGGTCGTCATAGTTCCTGAACCGAGGTTTGACACGATCGAACCACTTCATGTAGTGATCCATCGGACGCGTGGTAATAAACCAGGCGTCTTCGTCCGTCAGGTAGTGGAGAATCATCTTCTCCAGTTCCCATTCCCGGATTGCGTTGATATCATTGTCCGTGGTTCCCGGCATCTGAGTACTACCGAGCACCCGTGTGATGATATCTCTCTGGTTAGGACCAGAGATAACCCACTTCGGTCTCTTCAACATAGGAAGACCGTTTGCATCGGTCCACTTCTCGATCGTCTGCGTTGCACTCAGAAGCGTTGCGAAGTCGAAGTCTGCGTCCGTTGTAGGCTTGTTGGCGTTCGTGCCAGCAGCCTTAGATTGAGGATGGTCTGTAGCACAGAGTGCCTTACCGTCGATGCCCAGATACGAACCTGAGAAGGCATTGTTAAGGACAGAGATAGCAAGAGTATCACGTGTCTGCTTAACGGCGGTCGCAAGCATCGTCGTAGCTTTATTGATGATACCATACTGTTCGTCCTCGAAGAGCTCCTCAGTGACTTCGTACCCAAGAACATACGTCTTGTGAAGGTAGTTCTTTTCACTCGACATCTTGATGTAGTCGAACGTGGTTGGATCACCCTCACCCTTTTCGGGCACGAGCCCGAAGCCGTCGATCACGAGATCGTCTTCGTCCTTTAGAGTACTGGACTCGATGTTCAGATACTTCTCATATTCCGAAGGATAGGAATCCAAGGTCATGAGATAGATTTTGTTGAGACCAGGATACATAAGAGATGAAAAACCACCGCGACCCATAGGTGATGGCATGTTAGACTCCTATCTGCCGGTTAGCTGCAACGATCGTGCAACCAACCATACCCGCAATCGTTCCCAACGGGTCGATGAATTTAAGAACCTTGACACGAGAGGTTGTAGTCGAGACAGCCTTGTCAACAACCCACTTGCCAGCCGCGCTCATTGCGATATCCGCAAGGAGGCCCATGTCTGTGGCTTCGATCTTGTTGTTACCAGCGGTAGCGTGATAGACGCTCAAGCCGAAGAGAACGATCTCCATAGCGAGAGCAACACGGATCTGATAGAGTCCCGCTGTAGTGTTGTGTGCCGATTCGAGAGCCATACCCATAATAACGGTCGGATCTGTACCGCAAAGGGTTAGATAACCCGAAACGGTGTAGACGAAGTCTCCAGCGAGGAAGACTTGTGATGCAGCTTCCGGAAAGTTAAGAGAGGGCATGGCACTACCCGTAAGGGTCCCGATGGCACGAGAGGTAACGATGTTCGCCATGTTTACTCCTTGTTAGTCGTCTTTGGACTCCGCGATAATTTTGAGTCCGTCGTGGTGTTTACCCAGAGAGCGTTTAAGGCGCTCTCCATCGTCTTGGTACTTCCGTTTGATAGCATCAATCCGCGCCTGGTTTTTGGCTTCCAATTGCTTCTTGAGTCTCTCATGGTTGTCCTTAGACGTCCTTTGTAGGATAAGATTACCGATCCGGACAGTTCCATCGGACGAGATCATTTTCTCCGCGATTGTTCCTTTGATCTCGGAGTCGGTAGGAGAAACGTTCTCGTAGCCTTGGATCTTCCGGCGTGTATGCTTACCAGCGTCTGCTGATGTTAGTCGATAGTGATGGTCTGGTTTCTTCTTAACTTCACCCGTAACGTCATCGAGAAAGCCCATTTTAGTCCTCCCTGGGAACTTGATACTTACGATATTCCTTCAGATCCATCTTGAACCTCTTAGCCCAAAGGTCCTCAGCTGCTGAGAGAGGTTCCTCTCCAGGAGGAGCTGTAGCAGGTGCTCCACCACCACCAGCAATAGCGTTAGGAGCTGCAGGCGGAGGTTCCTTACCTAGTTTCTCGGCACGAGCCATATTGTAGGCGAAGGTCCATCCGTACTGGGGGTTGATCTTATGGGTGTAAGGCATCTGGTTAAAGATCTCAGTGGCTCGTTCCTCGAAAGAGGCAAAGTCTGGACGAGAGGCCTTTAGAGATTCTTTGTGGATGAATCCGAGAGCCTCTACAACAGGGTTCATAGCCACTTCGAACATTTGTCCAAGAGCAGAAACCTGACTCTCCTCGAAGGCAGAACGAGGGTCTACACCGGAGCGAGAGGTAGTACGACCGCTATCATCATCGTCTTCAGCTGCATTAGCTTTCTGCTTGGGAAGATGTTCATTAGCGTACCACTCGTTCCACTTCTTGTTAGTCTGCTCGACCTTTGTCTTAGCAGTCTCGACTTCACCATAGATTTTGGCGATCTCCGCTATTGTCTTACCCCTGAATTTCTCTGGAATGCCTTCTCCATCGAACTTCAAAGTGGTAAGATCGGGCTTTAGAGCAGCAGCAGCCAGTGCTGCAGCGTCTCCGCCTGCGGCCGGAATAATAGATTTCCCGGTCGCTGAATCAATTCCATCAGGCATTTTTCTCCTCCTGAAGTAATTCCTGCTCAATCATTTCCGTGATTGACAGGAGATATAAGCCAGCACGTATATCCGCACGGGCTACGAAGCGTTGTTCGTCACGTGTATCGTCATGTAGAATGGATTCAGCTAATGCTGTATTATCTTTAAGGAGCTGTCGTATACGAGACCAAACGTGATTCGATACAAAGTCCTCGAAATCTTCTCTGGTGAACTTTATTACTTCGTTACTCATTGTGTAGGTGCTTCAGGGGCAGCACCACCACCCGAAAGCATTGCTAGAAGTTCAGGTGGAAGTCCGCCTGCTGGCCCACCTGCTGGAGGGCCTGGGGGGACCCCCATAGCGTTAGGAGGCATAGCCATAGGAGCCCCCCCACCGACATCAGGAGGTATGCCGGATACAAACATATCTGTATAGCGTTCAGGAGAAGGCTCACCGTAAACTTCTAAGACAGAGCGGAATTTATCAGCTGCAGCCTCACGAATCTTCATCAAGGTCATCTTAAGATTCGGAGGAGTCATCGGACTATCGATTTGCATCGAGAGCTGAGTCATCTGTGTATAGAATTGTGCAAGCAACATCATTGTTTGCTGAGCGTCCTGCTTTGCAACTTCCTTATTCAAGGCAAGGTTAGAGAGGTTACTGACGAGAGCAATAGAGTACTGCGGTCCCATCTTTGGCATCTCAAGCCAACGTTCTGTCTCTGCTCCACGTTTATCACCAAGAAGCATATACGGAACGCTCCTAGGAAGATGTCGATGGAACATACGTAGAGCGTAGTTACCGAATCCGTCTTGAACTTGACGGATATCTCGGATACAGAGATCGAACCGACGAGCTCCTTCCTGGATTAGAGCGAGAGTAGCTGTTGCTGTAGCTCGACCGCCAACGGAAGGAGATTCACGACCCATTGAATAGTCGTTGATGCCAGTTCTTCGCTCGGAGAGATCCATAACCATTCGAATGAATGAGGGGTTCAGGTTAAAGGATGATCCCATTGGAAATGACATTAGATCTTTCTCGGGGTCATCAAGTAAGAATAGCTTCCCAGGATAGATATCTGTATCGGATCGAAGGCTCTTACCCTTTCGACCTTTGTAGCACTGCATAGTAGCTATCTTAAAGTTGTCGATGAGGAGGTTTACAAGGGCCCAAAGAGCTGTCTCGTAAGATTGAGCCATCTCCATAACGCCGAGACCGAAGATACCGTAGTCTCTAGGACCGTAACGAAACAGAAATAGGGGCCACTCTGGATAATCATCGACCTCTACCTTCATAATCGTACGAGATGCGGGATGCCACTTAACAATATATTTACCGAAGAGGCCTTTCTTTTCTACATCAAACTTAATCCAGGTCTCGATACCTTCAACCTTTGGTCCAGAAGGTGCAATCTCACCACTGCGTTCTTGTGCCGCCTGCTGTGGTTCATTTACAGGACCTTTGAAGGCAAGGAGTTTATCGATATCGGCAGAGTCGAAGAACTTATCCTTGCGGGCCATTTCAAGTTCAAGGGGAGTCCACACAAGGTTTCTACCCCACCAAGGTAATTCATGAACTTCGGAATAGCCTCCCGGTACGTAAAGATCTCGAAGCGGTAGACCTTTTAGGACAACACTTTGAATGGTAGGAATTTCCTGTTGGGAGGGAATGAATCCGTACTTCTTATAAGGAAGGTATTCGTATTCCTCAACCCATGGCGCGAGATACGCGCCAGTGCCTAAGCGGCACGTTTCAAAAACACAACGACGCATTACATCGTAATAACGCATTTCACGTTGGACCTTAAACTCAAACATGTCCTCGACACCCTTAGCAACCTTAACCCAGGAAGAATCTCGAAGGGCATGAACAGAGAACGTTGGTTTATAGGCCGTCATTGTATTAAGGAAGCGGGCAGTAGTTGCATCTGTGTAAGTTGCACCAAGACCCATAGAAACGTTCGACATCCAGTCGGAACTACGAGGCTTAACACGTCCTGCGTAAGCATCTTCCCACTCGTTGCGTTTGCTTTGCAGGGGTTCGTAGACTTCACGTTTAGCGCGTTCGTGCTCCTCTTCAAGGTAGGCAAGTAGTCTTGCACGAGAAGTGTCGGTGAGTTTCACAATGTCGGGCATCTTAGATTCTAGCTCCTGAGACAAGACCCCGATAGTATCGAGCATCCTGAGCCCACTCCTCAAACCTAGATGAAGAAGCATCAGCAGGTTGAGCCATTTGCATTACCCAAGCCCAACCATCAAGAGCGTCTTTCGTTTTCGATCCGGGGAATGCTGTATATTCCTCAAGGAAGCAGACACAGGAGCGATGTACGTATAAGAGTCCGTCACGAGCGAATTGACACCCAGCTCGTGCACGAGTATCCTTAGAACGCTTAGTGTCTTTCGAGAGAATTTCCAGAATAGGCTTCTGAGATTCGTTCTTCCAGATTTCATCGGCAAGGGGTTTCAGTGCAGCTTGATATCCGAAGCCCTCAACACCCATACGAATAAGGCCGTGTGGATACCAACGAAGCCACATAGCGAGCATTTCCTTCACAAGGGCAAGAGGGTCACTACGCTTAGCCCATTCATCGAGTAGATAGCGTCGACCCTTAGCATCGATGCCACCTATAATGATAGCGTTCCGCGAGGTCATTTTCTGTGCAGCGGTAAGCGCGGTAGAGTGAGACATATCTACAGCGGCGTAGATATTCATATTACCGAAGGAGACGAACTCCCCGGATTCTAACTCGACACCGTTAGGTAGCCTCTTATAATATTGGAGCCAGGCCGTTTTTAGCTCAGCTAGCTTTTGGTCCGAGGGGTTATTCATCCATTGAGTTGCGAACGTATAAGGATCTGCTTGCTGTTTACGAAGCAACCAGTCCATAGTATAAGCTTCAGGGAAGATTGGTTTATTACCTTCGATGGCCTGACGATAGTAGATGAAGTATTCAGGATGGACTTCTTCGATATAGGAGAGTACATCGATGTTTGACCAGTGATTACCCACGACGGTGATATCTCGTTGTGGGATCGGTGGTCTTAGAAGACCTTCGCGCTGTTCGAATCGGTCCGTGAGTTTCTTCATTAGCTCAGCGGACTCGTATGTATCTTCGTCTACGAGGTCGTCGTATACGATCCAGTCAAAGTGGTTAGCAGTTACCTTTGTTTGCCAGCCTGCAGCTGTCCAGGTTGCTTCAGGCCAGTCCATTGTACGAGGGAGGCAGGCTTCCTCTTTGTTCCAGCGCTTGGATTTCTCGGGCAGAAGTTCAGGGAAGAGTTGACGGAGTAACGGAGCGTTCTCGAACGCTGCTCGAACCTTAGAGACCATACGTTCTGCATTAGTAGCATTATTAGCTACGATAAGACCCGTCTCATTCGGATTACGAAGCCCCCGCCACACAGCGTATGAGATAGTAAAGATTGAGGTTTTATAGTGATCACGTGGAACTACAGAACAGAGACGATGGTATGAAATAGCGTTCTGTGCTACCTGACACATCTCGTAATGTAGCGTCGGAGTCAGTTGCTGATAGCCTAGCAGGGCAGTAGCGATAAAGAAGATTGATTCCTGACACTGCTTACGTAGTTGGTCGGGCAGATTCTTCGCTTGCGTTGTCTCTTCGTTCATTGGCGTGTTCTGAAATAGGCTTAGCTAGTTTGAGAAGGTCTTTATCTCCTTGTAAAGTACGGGCTTCACGTTCACGCTTTAGTGCATCGACGAGAATCCCGGCTTCAAGCGTACCGATATTGACGACGGTCTGCATCGCAGGTGTGGCTTTAGCGTATCCAGCTCGATCAAGAAAGTCTTGCGCGACGTCGCGGACGATTGTTTCCGATGAGGATTTCAATAGGGCTTCTAGTCGGTTAAAGGATTCTTGTGCTACACCTTGAAGTTGCTCGGTGATACTCTTGACCTTCTCACCGATAACGGCATCAACCCCTACATAATGTTTATCGCGAAGCCGATCGAGTAGGTCTCGAAATTCGGGATGTTCCTGCGTACGTTTTACAGTAGCGAGCTTCAGGCCTGTAGCTTGGGAGATCTCTTCATCGGATTGCTTTAGAAGGAGACGTCGAGCGATTTCATGATGTAGTAGTTCTAGTCTTGCTCGCATGGAGCGTCTCGTTGCTTCTATGAATAGTATACGGCATAGCTGTGGTGATAGCAAGTAGCACAAGCTTCTTGTGCATTGCTTGGCTCAGAGTGATTTTTTGGTAAATCGGTGAAACCGCTTTAATCATGTATATCAGTATGTATATGGAGGGGGTACGGTATCCCCTATGAGAGGAGTATAGTATGAGTAGTATAAGACATATGAAGCTGATACACTACGGAAGTCTAAAGTTCGATCCCCTTAAATGGAAAGAGCCAATACTCTTTCCAGGATTTAATAAGCCTAGAGGAGGCTTCTGGGCAAGTCCAATCGACTCAAAGTGTGGTTGGGATTGGTGGTGTAGATCAGAAGCATACAAAGAGCAATCTCTTGATACCTTCTTCGAGTTCGAGATCACAGGTAAGATACTTAGACTAAGAGGCGAGACTCCGATATTAAATATGAATGAGCTTATATATCGAAAGGTTGATGCATTGTATCTACCAGAGAGTATGATCTATGAGCCCAGATATTGGGGTTGGGATTGTGAATCAGTCGTAATTCTGAATAAAGATATAATCCGCTCGTAAGAGCTGAAAGGAGAAAGCTATTAAGCAAACTCTCGCACCGTTCCGATTGAAAGATCGGAAGCCGATGAGCGTGAGCATCGAGTACGAGTGTCTCCTTAGCGCGGAGATCTCATCACTCGAGTTCGCTCTCATCAAACAAGAGTTCCGTGCGGCTCTTCATAGAGTCTTCGGTAACTCTCTAACAGTCGTTGATGATAGCATCAGCGGCCAAGGCTACGCATCTAAGTCGTAGCTTAATACTCTAGATCTGAAAGGAGGTGATAATCGTGAACGCAACACTCAACTTCCGACTCTCGAAGGAAGCCATGAGCTCTCTGCTCAAAGAACTTCTCAGCAGAGCTGAAGGAGCAAGGACAGGCGAAGGCGTAACCCTAACGTTCCAGCTTTCTCAGAGCAGTAGTTTGTGCGATCCTAAGCTTACGCTCTTCGATTGTTACGAAGAGTACTTCGACCATATCGTTGGCAGCAACGATATAGAGTAACAATTTAGATCTGAAAGGAGGTGAGTAAGATGTTCTTAGATCTATTCGCTACGATTGGATTACCAGTTATTGGACCACTGTTATTACTTCTGTACATGTTATGTAGCGAACGTAAGAAGTGTAAGAAGTAACTACTATCATTGAAAGGAGAAGCAGATGTGGTACATCTTGTTCCGCATCAATCTTCTGTGGGCAATGGCTGATCAGCTCGGTGATCGTTATCGAGAGCAGATCGTCACATTGGTCGAACAGAACTTTGATGCTTGTGCAATCGCTAGAGAAATGTAGTCTCATAGGTCCGCTTACCTATGAAAGGAGGTGAGAACTATGTACCTACACTTCTATACAATCTTCCAAACTCGTAGAGAGCCGAGTCTATTCGTACTCCTCCCGAAGATTCGTTTCAAAAGACATCCGTACGGAGTATGGACTCTAAGTGGTTGTTGGCTTCGCTACGAACTCTTCGTGTGTAACGCTAACGACTAACAAAGCTTAGAACAACCTTGCGAGTTCTCTAAGCATCTTACAAAGGAGCTACTGCAATGTCTAAGAACAAAGCAGCTTGGGAAGCTTCTTCGTGGGACGAGCTGAAGAGCCTCACGACGCTCGACGAGTGCCTCAAGGCGCTTGCGGCCCGTGAAGCAAATCGGCTCTACCACAAGAAAGCTAACCTCAAGAAGCAGTCCATCCTGGCGAAAGCCAAAGAGATGGGCATTACTGCCGACTGAGGAGCTTCTCCAGCCAACACTGAGTAAGACTCCGGGCCGCGGAGAGCCTGGGAACAGAATCTCCGTACTATATATAGATGAAAGGTGGTGAGAAAGTATGAAAAGACCATACGGGCCACTCGAAGGTAACATCTGGATCGATGTCGTTAAACCCCGTAAGTACTTCATCGGTGACCGAGTCATCGGGAAAGGTCCTCGCGGGAAGTACGACGGCAAAGAAGGTACCCTGATTCGTAGCCTCTCCGTGTATGGAGGTATACATCAAGGCTACTACATCATCAAGTACGACGACGGACAAACTCGTACCTACATGGCGATTAAGAAGGCATAAGGAGATCTGAATGGTCTTGTGGGTTCGCTCACCCATGAAAGGAGGTGAGAAACATGACAGACAAACAGAAGCTCGAAGCTATTCGTGAGGTTATCAACGAACTCAAAGGTGAGGATGTAGACTACGTTACAGTTGAAGCAGGACTCGAAAGTATTGAGCAGATCCTCAACGACGACGAATGACCTCGCGGCTTCATCCGCATGAAAGGAGGTGAGAAGCTATGATTAGCTGCTTCCCAAAGCGTCTTGTAAACTTCATCTATCATCATAGATGGAGTAAGTGGGGAATACCCAGAGTAACGGATATTCTAGACTGGATTCCCTATCTTATCTGTCGAACTCTCGTGAAGGTACTTCACAGAGATGACGTTGGCTACTGAGGGACTTCGCGTCCGCTTACGCATGAAAGGGGGTGAGAAATATGTTACGCATGCGACAGAAAGACGAGACAGACAATCTAAACCTCTACACAACAGTTGTCATCGTCGAGAAGGAACCATTCACTCTCAACGGAAATACGTACGTTCCTCCGGACGGAACTGCAATCGAGGTCGAGATTCGCTTTGCACTCGATCTAGTCGAGAACGCGATCGAGAACAACGATCCTCTCGGTGAACTACCGACGAAGCTCGATGAGGCATTCGCTACGATCCGAGACTACCTCAACGACCCCGATGCCTGGACTCACGATTACGACGAACGTGTAATCGGCAAAGAGAACGTTTACAAGAGTAGTGCAGAGGAAGACCACAACGTCTAACTAGGACCTCGATAGTGCTGAGCAATCACTATAAAAGGCTCACGACGTCCACTTACGTCTGAAAGAAGGTGA